TTCAGAAACAAAAGGAGCATGGCTTTAGGCTTGATATACCCAAGGCTCAAGGATTGCTTGCTGAGCTACAAGGAAAGATGGGAGACATTGAGAGCCAGCTACAGAAAGTGTTTCCTCCCATCATTGAGAAGCGAGTGTCTGAGAAAACAGGCAAGCCTCTCAAGGACAGAGAAATTATTTTCAACCCCGGCTCCCGTCAACAAATTGCTGATAGGCTTGCTTCTCTTGGTGTTAAGTTTACAAAGAAGACAGACAAGGGCTCCATCATTGTTGATGAGAAGGTGTTAGAAAACATTGCTCTTCCAGAGGCTAAGCTGCTCTCTGAATATTTAATGCTACAAAAGCGTGTAGCTCAGGTGGGAAGCTGGCTTGAGGAAGTGGGTGTAAATGGGCGTGTTCATGGTAGTGTCATCACCAATGGTGCTGTAACAGGACGCATGACACACAGCAGTCCCAACATGGCACAAGTTCCCAACTCAGGGAGCCCCTATGGAAAGGAGTGCCGTGAGCTTTGGACTGTGGATGAGGGGAATGTTCTTGTTGGTGCTGACGCTTCTGGGCTAGAGCTTAGGATGTTGGCTCATTATATGAAGGATGAAGGCTATGTCAAGACGGTTACAGAAGGCAGCTCGAAAGACGGGACAGACGTACACACTGTCAACCAGAAAGCGGCAGGACTACAGACAAGGGATCAAGCAAAAACATTCATCTATGCGTTCCTCTATGGGGCTGGCCCATCTAAGATTGGGAGTGTTGCTGGTGGTGATGCTAAGAAGGGACAGCAACTTATTCATGCCTTTCTTGAAAGCACTCCCTCGCTCAAGGCTTTACGCATTCAAGTTGCCAAGTATGCGAGCAAGGGCTATGTACCGGGGCTTGATGGTAGAAAGATATGGGTACGCTCCGAACACGCAGCACTTAATAGCCTACTTCAAGGCGCAGGGGCAATCGTGATGAAACAAGCCTTGGTGCTGCTAGACCAACAGCTTAGGAAACACCGTATTCCCTTTGGCTTTTGTGCCAATGTCCATGACGAATGGCAGATTGAAACAAAGCCAGAATGGGCTGATGTTGTGGGAAAGCTTGCTGTGAAAAGCATAGCTGAAACTAAAGACATCTTTAATTTAAGGTGTCCTTTGTCTGGGGAATACAAGGTGGGAAAGACATGGAAGGACACACACTAATGGAGGAGGATAAACTTCTAAACCTTATTAACACAAGTGACCAAAGCGTTTATCTTTTCGTCAAAGACGGGAAGGTGACAATGGTGTTAGACAAGCTTCTTGACACCGAGTTTTTAGTGAGTTTATTTTCATATGTAACTGCTGTTGTTTTGTCTTCTGATGTTGACAACAGTGGTGGAAATATGCTACACTAATAGTAGTTACTATTTAGTAACATTTTTTTAAAGGAAACAAATGAAAGCACAAGTTAAAGTAGTTGGTAAATTGTTCTGGGCTAAACACATGGCTGAGCCCAATCGACAGTTCAACGAGACTAACAATAAATATGAGATTTGCATTGGCGATTTGTCAGATGCTGTTGTCCAGCGTCTAACCAATGAGCTTGGCATTAAGGTGAAACAGAAGGCAGATGATTCTTATGGAAGGGGCAAATATGTCATCGCTAAGAGCAACTATGTCATTCGGGCTGTCGATGGACAGGGCAATGAAGTTTCTCCAGATCAAATTGGGAATGGTACAACGGCTGAATGCACCCTCAGTAGCTATAGCCATAAGCTATCTGCTCTGCATGGCAATGGTGTTAGCATCCTGCACTCCAGTTCCAGTCCCGGCTTGAAAATTAAGCAGCTTGTGGCTCCTCCTCTGCCTCAAGAAGAAGAAGCTGAAGTGTCTCTATGATTGCTTTAGTCGATGGTGATGTGATGTGCTATCGCATTGCTTTCGCTTGTAAGGATGAATCCGAGGGAACAGCCATTACAACAATGGCTGCTTTCTTGGAGGAAATCTTGATGGTTGACTTGGGGCTGGATAGCTGGCAAATCTTTCTAACAGGAAAAGACAACTTCCGGAAAGAGATAGCTGTCACAGCCCCATACAAAGGCAACCGTACACAAGAGAAGCCTGCACATCTAGAGCTATTGCGTAACTATCTAGTAACCTCATGGGGAGCTATAGTGAGTAATGGAGAGGAGGCAGATGATTGCATTGCCATCAAAGCTACAGAGCTTAAAGACGATTGCATCATTGTTTCAATTGACAAAGACTTCTTACAGGTGGCAGGATGGCACTACAATTTTGTGAAGAAAGAAAAACGCTATGTCTCAGAAGCAGAAGGAATTCGTTTCTTCTACAAGCAAATTTTGATGGGAGACAGGAGCGACAACATTGTTGGCATCAAGGGAGTGGGGCCAGCAAAAGCAGAGAAGATGCTTGCCAAAGCTACGACAGAGCCAGAGATGCTTGCCGTTTGCTTGGAGGCTCTGGGCAACGAAAGAACTCTTGAGAATGGGAGATTGTTATGGCTAAGAAGACAGCACCAGCAGCTTTGGGAATTCCCACAAGCTTCCAACTTGCAGGCTGTACATGGAGTGTAAAAATTGTACAAGACCTACCAGACATGGGCTTGTGTGATCCAGCTAAGTATGAAATAAATATCAGAGATGGTATGAATTCTCAGGCAACGCTGGCTACATTTTTCCATGAGCTTGTTCATGCTATTAAATTTGTAATGGGGGAGACAGATCATAACGAAAAAGAAGTTGAAGGGTTTGGAAACCTCTTACACCAATGGCTTATTACGCTTAAGCTATAACGACAGCGAGTGGACACCGGCTAGGTTTAAAAGCTTCATCATCTCAGCATTGCGTACAGCAACGAGGAGATGGCCTCCTAAGTTTAAAGCAATGAAGGAGGCTTGCATTGGACGCAAGACAAATAAAGCAACAAACAAACTAGCCTATCATTACAAGTGTGCACATTGTAAAAAACTTTTTGTCGCTAAAGACATACAAGTAGACCACATATTGCCTGTTGTTGATACGTCTGTTGGTTTCCAGGGATGGGACATCTTTATTAACAGGATGTTCTGTGAGAAAGAAAACTTACAGGTGCTGTGCAAGCCATGTCATTCTGTAAAGACACAGCTAGAAAAGGAAGAAAGGAAAAAGAATGGCTAAGAAAGAAAAGGAACAATGGTATGTCTACCTCACCAGCTATTGGGTTCCATTTCCTACATCAGAGTATGGAGGACTGCAAGCTGTAGTGGCTAGGAATGTAGAGGAAGCCATTGAGTTTTTAACAAAACACGCTTTCTCATGGGAGACAGCCAGCATCAAGGGAGCCGCAGAGCTAATTGAAGCAAAGCTTAAACGTGCTGTTGTGCTGGCATTGGCTGACCAATATGAGGAGCCATTCATTGCAAAGGAGTTTGTAACTTGAGGGTAGAACTTGTATGGAGCACACCATATGGAGAGGCTCTCATTGCTCAGATGGCTAGGGTGAGCAACCCAACAAACAAACACAACTCAGAGACAGCCTCTAAGCTTATTGCTTTTCTCATTAGAAATAAGCATTGGAGCCCATTTGAGATGGTGAATGTTTGTATGGAAATTGAAACAACAAGAGACATTGCTCGTCAGATATTGAGACATAGAAGCTTTAGCTTTCAAGAGTTTTCCCAACGATATGCAAAGGTGACAAACATTGATGGCTTTAGTGAGGCAAGGCTACAGGACAAAGACAACAGACAGAATAGCCTGAAGACAGATGATGAATATCTGCGTAACTGGTGGAGGTATGCACAGGTAGGAGTTGCAGACCTTGCTGAGAAGTGGTATGATGAAGCCCTTGAGAAAGGAATTGCTAAAGAGGTGGCAAGAAAGCTCTTACCAGAGGGACTAACACAAAGCACCATGTACATGAATGGAACTTTGCGTAGCTGGCTGCACTACATTGACATTCGTTGTGACAAGGCCACTCAGAAGGAACACAGAGAAGTGGCAGAGCAATGCAAAGCTATAGTGTTTGAACAATTTCCTAGTGTTAAGGAAGCACTAGGTTACTAGCTAGTAACCAATGCTTTATGTAGAAAGTTCACAATGAAAGAAGAGTGGAAAGATGTTAAAGGTTTTGAAAATTACTTTGAAGTTTCTAACTTAGGTGCTGTTAAAAGTAAAAGAACAAACAAAGTTCTTAAACAGCACATACGAAAAAATGGTTACTGCACAATAGCTACACAAATTGGTGGAAGAAAAGGAAAGCACGTATGTTTTAAAGTTCATAGACTTGTTGCTGATGCTTTTTTACCTGCTCCTTCTATTGATATTGTTTCTGCTAGTCTCAATACTTTTTACAAAAAAGTTATTGTTAATCACAAAGATGGAAACAAACAGAACAATAGTGTAGAAAATCTTGAGTGGTCTACATATAAAGATAATACTATACACGCATGGCAAAATAAACTTAAAACAAAAAAATATGGAATAGATAACCCCGCATCTTTCTTCAAATCTGAAAAGCAAAGAGAAAAAGCATTTAAAAACTTTCTTATCTCTGGTCTTTCTATGAGAAAATATGCAAAACAAATTGGAACAACTCATTACACTGTTTCAAGACTTATAAAACATTACACCTCTGGTTCGTATAATGGATAATACAGTGCTCTTCTAAAGCACGAATGCATGTTCGACTCATGCACCAGAGACCAAGAAAGGAACATATGGAAAATAAAATAATGTGGAAATTTACACGCATCAACCAAGAGGTAGGAATACAAAACGATTTAGCAGTTGTTCTTCCTTCTGGAATTCCGTGGACAGAAGTGCTGGAACATTTTGCTGCTTTTCTAGAGGGCTGCACATATGCTGGTGTGCATAACATCTTAGACAAGAAAGGAGTGTTTGAGAAATGAAGCACCTCATCATTCCTGACACACAATGTAAACCGGGGCACAGCTTTGAACACCTCTCTTGGGTGGGCAAGTATGCAGCAGAGAAGAAGCCAGATGTCATTGTCCATCTAGGAGACCATTGGGATATGCCCTCCTTGTCCATCTATGACATAGGCAAGAAGAGCTTTGAAGGACGCACCTACAAGGAAGACATTGAGGCAGGCAAGGCAGGCATGGAAGCTTTGCTTGCCCCCATCAAGGCAGAACAGAAACGCTTGAGGGATAACAAGCACAAGCAATGGAAGCCACGCATGGTGTTCCTCATTGGCAACCACGAGGAGCGCATTGAACGGGCTATAGAGAGCGACAGAAAACTAGAAGGACTAATTGGATATAATGATTTCAAGCTTAAAGAAACTGGATGGGAAACATATCCTTTTTTACAGCCTATTGTTATCAATGGCGTTGCTTATTGTCACTACTTTACTTCTGGGGTTATGGGGAGACCAGTTAGCTCCCCTACTTTGCTGCTCACAAAGAAGCATATGAGTTGTGTTATGGGGCACGTTCAAGACAGGGGCATTGCCTTTGCTAAACGAGCAGATGGAAAGCGTATGACAGGGCTCTTTGCTGGTATTTGTTATCAACATGATGAAGACTATCTGTCCCCACAAACCAACGGCTCATGGTCAGGTGTATGGATGCTCAACGAGGTGGATGATGGAGCCTTTGATGAGATGCCTGTAAGCCTGACATATTTGAAGAAGAAGTATAAGGAGGCATAATGGCTCTCACCCTTATCGACATAGCTGACTTGCTAAAAAGACAAGACTGTGTTACAATATTAGAACTGTTAGATGTTAATGAAGATGAGCTTGTCGATAGGTTTATGGATAAGCTAGAAGAAAAAGCTGATTTTTTAGAAAGGGAACTGGATGAGCTATGAAACACCGTGGAGCACTGTTGGCTACCTCACATATAAGCGTACCTATTCACGCCGCTTAGACGAGACTTCTCCCAATAGTCCGACAGAAGAATTTGAGGATACAATTGATAGGGTGGTGAATGCTGCAAACAATCAACTGTCTTGTGGCTTCTCAGATGGAGAACAGGAACGCCTAAAGAAATACTTGATGGAACTAAAGGGGACAGTTGCTGGACGTTTCTTGTGGCAGCTAGGTACTCCCACAGTGGACAAGCTTGGTTTGTCTAGCCTGCAAAACTGTGCCTTCACTGTTGTTGACAAACCTGTTGAGCCTTTCATTTGGGCTATGGACTTGTTGATGCTGGGCTCAGGAGTGGGCTATAACATTCAGCGAACTAACGTAGAAAAGCTTCCTCCTGT